GGATGTTCAAGCTGAAACACCCGTATGGTGAGACAGGCTATAATTGGACAACATTCCCGGCAGACACTTCCTGTCAGTTTGCTGACCTGGCCTGTCCGCAGTGCGGCACAAGCATTGTCAGCTCCACAGGCCGTGTGGCCCTGCTGTATGATCCGGAAACGGGGAAGCGGGTATCGACCACTCCCAAAACCTCGAAAAAGAAAAAGAAGGAAGAGCCCGTGTCGGAAACCACCCCGGACGAAAACTCCGTGTCGGAAACCGCCCCGGACGAAAACCCCGTAAATGACGAGGGAGACAATAATGCCAAGTGGGAAGCCTTTGGTGCAGAGGGACTTGAAGTGTCCTCCACCGATACTCGAGAAGAACAAGTGGAGTCTGACGACACTGCCTCCTGAGGGGCATCCTGACGTTGGGCCGTATTTTTATCAATTATTTCAGAACGCGGTTCTGGCCAGGGATCGGGAGTATCTGCCCGAGAAATGGGAAGAGAACTATCGCCTGTTTCGCGGGAATCACTGGCCGGGGGTCGTCAAGGTTTTAAGCCAGCCCGGAGGGAACAATGCGAAACTGTCACTGGCGTTATTGCAGAGCAATATCACGAGGACAGTGGCAAATATTACGGCCCGAGCTCCCATGGCAGAAGTGGTTAGCGCGGATGGGATCGAGGATGAAGCCTCGAAAGCTCTTTCGGAAAAACTTCGGGTCTGGTCGGCAGCAGCGGAGCAGCAACGGTCGCTGGGTAAGTCGGTTCTGAACCAGGAGATTTACGGGATCACGGTGGAAAAAGCCGTGTGGGATTCCACAAAGAAGCAGGGGCGTTCGATCCCGTTGGATCCCTTTTCGTTTGTTCCCGCGCCTGGGTATTATGAAGAGCTGTCCGATGCTCCGTATGTCTGCCATCTCTACCCGATGCAGGTCGAAGAGGCCGAAGCAAAATTTGAAGTCGAGAACCTTGCCCCGGACGAAGAAGTTTCTACCTTGTTGGGCGAGTCCAGGCAGGACGACCGGGCCGTTCCGAAAAACACGTACCCAGGATCGATCAACGCTACCGGGAATTATGTTCCCGTCAACCATCCCGGCGAGGCTGAAGAAATCAAGCTGAACCGTGCTCTGATTATTGAGCTTTGGATAAAAGATTACACCACTGTCACCGTTGAGGAAGAGGTCGTTGATATCGACCCCGCCACCGGTGAGCAGAAGATGCTGAAGATTGAGAGTGAAAAACTGAAATATCCCGGCGGGATACGGGTTGTCACGATTTCAAACTACGGCAAGGAAGTCCTCAACGACGAGGCCAACCCGAACGTCAACCATGCGTTGCCTCAAGAAGCCGTTGAAAATTCATACCTTTTTGATCGCTTTCCCTTCTATCATGCAAATTCCTATGAAGATACCACCTCTTTGTGGGGGTATGCGATGTGCGAAACGGTTGGTGATATCAACCTGGCCATCGACGATCTCTGGTCCACGATTATGTCGTACCTCCGGATGTCGATGTTCCCGCCACTGATTCTGCCCAAGGATACAAAGATCCCCTTGTCCAAGGTACGCTATGTGCCGCGCCTGGTACTGCAGCCGGTTTCCGGATCTGTTGGTTCCGGGATCAAATGGCTCGATATGCCCGCTCCTCCGAGCTGGCTGTTTCAAGCACTTTCCACGCTGGTCAGCTTCTTCGACCGTATTTCTCAGATCGAGGATGCGGATAGGGGCGAGGCTGCCGGTGGGGTTATTGCTGCCAGCGCGATCTCGATGCTGCAGGAGCGGGGGGCGGTTCTTGTCCGGGCGAAAATCCGGGCCGTTGACTACATTGTCCGTGAGCGGGGCCGGTGTTTTATCTCGTTCTATCAAAACTTCGGTATTGAACCCGAGCTGGTGGATATTGAATCTGGCCCGGTTGAGATCAACGGGTTGTCGCTTCTCCAGCGGAAATTCAACTATGTTGTGGAGTCCGGATCCACGGTGGCCAAGACATCCAGCCAGGTGAAGAATGAGGCCGTCGAGCTGTTCAAGCTGCAAGCTATCGACCGGCAGGCACTTCTGGAAGCGATCAACTTCCCGAACTGGCGCAAGATTGTCGAGCGTATGGGCGAGTCTCAGCTTCAGGCGGCCCTGTCCGTACTCATTCAGGCGGGTATGCCCGAGGAAGTAGCTCGGGAAATCTACAATCAGCTCTTGCAAGATCAGGGCGGTCCCGGCGATGCAACCCAGCAGAATGCTCCGGGCGGTGGCGTAGGCGCACCGGGCGCACCAGCAGAGGCCGGAACGCCCAAGGCCGAACAGGGTGTTGACCCGGGAGGTGCATAGTGCCGACTTATGTATATCGCTGTCCGAAATGCCGGCAGGAAGTCGAGCACTTCTGCAGAATCGACGACAGGCCCGATGCTCTCCCCTGCCCCCTGTGTGGAGTCATGGCAGGCAGGATAGTCTCTTTCCAGGGTGGTCTTGAAACGGAAACCGCAGCCTGGATTGACGACAACCTGCGCGGCGCACTGCAGGGGGATGGAGAGCGGCCCATTGAAACGCGGTCACAGTACAAAACGTATCTCAAAGAAAAAGGCATAGTTGAAAGAGGGTAGTTGACATGGCTTTCTTTGAGATGTTACCTTTAGGTTACACGGAGAAACAAAAATGAACGTAAACGCTGTTCGTAAAGACACCACCTCTTACGAAAACAATACAGACGACAACGCTCCTGAGCAGAATTTTGAATCGGAGTACACGGAAGAACCACAAGGTCAGCAGCCCGAAGCCCCGGTGCAACCCGAAGGTGACAAGGCTGAAGACGGTTCCACTCCCAACCCCGAAGACAAAACCGCTACCGAGCCCCCGTCTGGTGCGCCTGATTCGCAGCAGCCCGGAGATGATTATTCTGACCCCAAGAAGTTTGCCGCCGCACTTTTGGAGCAACTTGGTCAGGCTAAGCAATCTCAGACTGCCGAACAAGCCGCACAGCCCGAAGCATCCCCTCAGGATCTCCTTGCTCAGCGCAGGCAAGAAGTCACCGCCGGTTTAACCGATACGGTGAAGTCTGTTGAAGAGCAGTTAGGTAGCCTGCAGCAGAAGATGGAGTCGGGCGATATCGACCTTCAAACATACATGGTCCAGCGTGAGTCTCTTAATGAGCAGAAATGGGATGCTCAGCGTCAGGCCGATGCAGAAATTTTGAAGATCGATAATGAATTTTCTCGCATTGAAGAACGGATGCAGCAGGAAGTCGCTAGTGCGCGTCAGTCGTATGCAGAAGAAAACCCGGATTTTGTTGATATGTACCAGTCCGGAGAACTTCAGCAGGTCATGCAGGATCCCAGGCTTTCGAGCGTTTTTGGGAACAATCCGGCAGCCGCGCACCAGTATATTCGCAGCCAGAAACTCAACAGCGAGAACGAACAGCTCAAGGCGAGGCTGGCCGAGCTTGAAAAGGCGCAGCAGACCGCGATCTCTTCTGCCGCTCAGAATCCGCACAAAAAAATTGGAACAACAGGATCTGGAACGGCACCAACGCCCCCGGCCCGACAACAAAAAAAATCGCCCACGGACTCAATGCTCGAAGCAATGCGAAAGGTCCGAGGGGCATAGCCCTCTCTTTTGGAGGATACTTATATGGCTCTCAATCTTACAGAACTTCAGGCCGCAACTGATGATTATATCTACAATCACCAGCCGGTCGATATTTATTTCAAGTCGAACGTCCTTCTCTACAAGCTGTTGAAGCTGGGGAAGAAATATAACGGTGGTAAGAAAATTCAGACCTTCCTGGAATACGGGGAAGGAAACTCCGGGTCATACGGTCCCAAGTCCGAGCTGCCGATCAACAAGGTCGAAATCTTCAACGCGGCCTTCTTCGAGTATGCCGCGTACTTCGCGACCCTGACGATGGATATGGACGACGAGCTGATCAACTCCGGTGATCTGGCCCTGATCAACCTGTTGCAGGGTAAGCTGAAAAACGCGGAAAAAACCCTTCGCAAACGGATGTCCACTGAAATCTACGAACGCCGTGCTGACAACTTGGCCAATCAGGATGATCCGAACGCAAAGCCGTTCAACGGGCTGCACGATATGTTCGGTATTGACGAAAACGGAAATGCTCTGGCGAATACCGTTGCCTATGGTGAGATTGCCGAAAACGATATGCCTCAGTGGAAACCGAACGTGATTACCGCTGAAAAGACCATGAGCTTCAAGACCATGCAGGAGATTCGCAGAACTGCAGGCCTCGATGTCACCAACGATGCGAAGCCCGATCTGTATATCACCACGGAAGAGCTGGTGGACGCCTTTGAGCGCACCCAGCAGGTCCAGGCCCGGTACTCGGACCAGAAGCTCCTCGATGTCGGTTTCGATAACATTCTGTTCAAAGGCGCACCTCTGGTTCCTGACTCCAAGTGTCGTGCAGGCTGGATGTACGGGCTGAACACCAAGTATCTCGATGTCCTGACTCACTCCAAGCGCAACTTTACGAAACCCGAATGGCAGAGCCCCATCCGACAGCCTGATACCGCCACAGCGAATATCCGCTGGGCCGGGAACCTGGTCTGTAAGAACCGCAAAGCCCATGTCGTCGTGACCAACCTGGTCGAACCGGCATAAGGAGGGTGTAACGCATGATGGATGGAAAAAGCCGGGTAGTGCTTGTTGACGGGGAAGACCCGTCCAAGCCTCTCGATGAATTTGCAATGAAAGCCGAACTCGCTTCCCTGGCTACTGCCGGGGAGGTCGAGATCGCTGCCGAGGCTCCCGCCGCTGCCGATGCTACCGGCACCAAGGGCGCGGTCGTTTTTACGGCAGACGCGATCTATGTGTGTGTGGATACCGACACATGGAAGAAAACCGATCTCTCCACTTGGAGTGAAACCTAAGAGGTAATTCGCAATGATGAATAAAATTGTCCTCGTTCTTGCCGGAACAACTTCGAGCAAGAAATACCATATCCCGTTTACTGACAAGTGCCGGCTGGTCGCGGCAAAGGTTCTCAATTCCACTGCACAGGCCGATACCGCTGCTACAGTCACCTTCGGGCTGACCGGCGCAGATCACACGGTTTTTACGGCTGACCTGCAGGGTGCAGAAGCTCTGACCACCACGACCGCTGCTTATACTAACAGTGTGACCGAGGCTGAAAAGGAACAGATATTCTCCTGTGCCAAACCCCTTGAGATCGATGTCAACCTGGCAACCGCCTCGTCCGTGACCATCGAACTCACAGTCGATCCGTTTATCATCGGTCAGAACCAGAACGCGAGCGCATAATGAATGTTGAAGAGATGACCGAGCTGGTCAAACAAGCGGTCGAGGATGAATCCTTTACCGACGAGTTTATCCTGAGCGCATTCAACCAATGCGTAGGTGAGCTGGCCACGGCCTATACTCTTCCCGTTCTTGTCGCAAACACGACAGTCGATTGTCCGGCAGGGGCCAATACGGTCCCTATGCCGGACAATTATTTGAAAAATATGCACTTTGCCTCGAACCTGTCCAAGGAATGTCGGGTCAGTATCATAAAAGCCCTGACAAACTTCCTGGACAAATACCCTTTCCTGGACGCGGCTCCTCCGGTTACGGAAGTTTGCGTCCAGGGAAACACGCTGTACTTTCAGGGGGTTCCCTCGGCTCCGGAAACACTTCGGCTCTTCTATATCCGCAAACCCTCCCCCTTGGTTGAAGATGAAGATGAACCCGAGGGGATCCCTGAAAGTCTGCACCGCAAGCTTCTTGTCAATTTTGCGTGTGCAGAGTGTTTCAACCTGATCGAGGAAGGAATCGACGGGGCAAAGATTCAGTTTAACAAATACACCTCTCTCTACCAGCAGGCGCAGGTTCAGCTCGAGGCATTCCTGGGTGTTCCCCCGGAATCTCCCGACTATGTACCGAGAGAGGAAAAGCACTCTTCGTTTGATGTATGATCTCGAGCGAAAGTATTACGTCTATGTGCTTATGGATCCCAGGGTGCCGGGTCCGTTCGTGTACGGGTCGCAGTCGTTTGAATACCTCCCGTTCTACATAGGCAAGGGAACCGGTTATCGCATGACCGCCCATTTCACCGAAGCCAAGCGGGTGATGGGCGAGCTGGCAGCAAGGGTTCCCTCCCTGGCAGATCCTCTGGTCCCGCCTTCGGGTGTTCCATTCAACGCGAAGGAAGAACAGAAACTTGTCAGAATCATTGACATAATGAGGTCCACTGGCGGCAAGCCGGTAGCCAAAAAAATAAAAACAGGGATAAACGAATTCGAGAGTTTCGAGCTTGAAGCCTCGATGATCGCCCTGATCGGACGGCGGCAAAAAGGGATGGGTCCACTGACAAACGAGAATGATGGCGAGCAATTTGTAGGCGCAAGGCCGATTAAGCTGAAAACCTTTGGCGGGATGAACAATGTTCGCGCCGAAGGGGAGCCGTCAGTCTATACGCAGCATGGTCGAAAAGAATGCTCTCCCAGGGTCATTCTCAATGCCGATGTCACAGCCGGAGGAAGGATCTTGAAACGCACGGGCAGACGCCTTTTTGTTCCACTTCCAGGTGCTCACTCACTCTGGTCAAACCATCATTGTATGTTGGCCGTAGCCGATGGCAAGCTATACAGAATCAATGGGACTACCCCCGTTGAAATCGCGACGATCTCTGACCCTGATGCCAGAATATATTTTGTCGAGGTTGAAGGGAAGGTCTATTTTGCAAACGAGAACTGCCATGGAATTTTCAACCCGGCAACAAACCAAGTCGAAGACTGGGGAACGGAAGTCCCCCCGACTCCGGTTGGAGTTGCGACTTCCGGGAGTGGTGGACTCGAAGAGGGAATGTACGCGATTGCATATACTTACGCGAATTCGGATGGTTTACACGGTCTTTCGTCTGAGATTGCACTGGTGCCTGTACTTTCGGAGGGCACGATTACGCTTTCTAACCGCCCGGAATCAGCTCACGTTTGGATATCGGATCCGGACTCTGACAAGCTGTATTATCTCGGCGGTGAGGATACGATCTCTGCAACGTATGTGGGCGGCGATGTCCTTCAGACGATAGGCTATATGCCCATCCCGAACATGACCTGCCTGGCCCGAGCGTATGGCCGCACATGGGGTGTGGACGGCAAGCTGCTCAGGTATTCCGACCCGTACCGTTCGGACCTGTTTTCGCCGGAATCGTATCTCGAATTTGACGAGGAGCCAGTCATGGTTGCTCCGGTATATTTCGGGGGCGAAGCGGGAACGGCGAATTCCACAACCGGCGGGTTGTATGTCGGTTTTGAAACCCACACACTTTTTCTGGCCGGAGCAGATCCGAAGCTCATGGCACAGAGGCAGGTCGGCCCTGGTGTTGTCAAAGGCACTCTGGCCTACTGCAACAATGTTCCGCAGCTTGGAAACAATGTGCCGATATGGGTGGCCAAGGATGGCATTGTCGCGGGTACTACCGGCGGCACTGTCGTGAATATGACCAGCGATAAGGTCAAGTTTAACCCTGGCAATATGGGCGCATCTCTGGGCCGGACAAACAACGGCGAGTTCCAGTTTCTATCAAACTTCAAGCGGGGAGACAACGGAGAGGTTGGCTTTGGAGATGAAGTCACCACCGAAGTGATCCGCAACGGAAAAGTAATATAACGGAGGAAGTTATGCCTTCTATCATCAATGTTCCCACAATGCCCGAAGCTCTGCGAAATGACGATAATGTTCAACACGCGGTACGCGGCGGGTTTCTTCCTGATCTGTCTTTCGAGGGGATGGTTACGACCGACCACTATCGGGACGGCAGCTTGATTCACACTCAGACGGGCAAAAACACGTTCACCACCGAGGGGATGGCGAAGATGCTGAATATCATCTTCCACGACATTTCCAAGGCGGCTGAACATATCTGGTATGTTGGTATTTTCAAGAACAACATTACTCCGGCCTTATCCGATACCGCTGCTAAACTCGGTGCCGGTAACGCCTTCGGTGAATGTCAGGATGCAGACTACGATAGTCCCTTGACCAACCGGCCTCAGTATGTCTCCGAAGATACCAGCACTGCCGTCATCTCCAACGTGAACTCGAAAGCTCATTTCATTATGAATGCCTCGATCACTGTTTACGGCGCGTTCCTGGCTGACCAGCAGGCCAAGACCTCATCTTCCGGTACGCTCATGTGTGCCAAGCGGTTCGGTACTCCTCGTGCCGTTATCGCGGACGATGAAATCTATGTAACTTATCAGATCACGTGTACCACGAGCTAAAAAAAGACCTTTAAGTAGGTTGACACGGTACTCGGCGTCTAATCAACACCACCCTCTAGTCACTTGGGGGGCTTCGGCCCCCTTTTTTGTATGGACAAATTACTCCATGTTCTCTCCCTCGTGGCCACCATC